CAAACGGATTCTTGGACTTCGCGGGATCAAAGTTGTTCACATAGCGCACACACAACTCCACGGCCTCTGAAATCATGTCTTGCCGAAAGCTGTAATACAGGAACCTTGGTTTCCGTGACATGTGGTCGGCAATCTTGAGGAAGCAGGTGCCAATATAGTCGTTCAGTTGCGGAGGTTCCTGCTTGGACCGGTTGGCCTTCCGCACAGCCTTTCGATGGGATACCAGTTCTTGCAAGAGCGTGGTATTATTAACATACTCAGTGTTTGCCATAGTGTGTTCCAATCACGCACGTTAGTTGTTGCTGCTTGGGTCGCCCCAGTCCTTGTCGGTCTCAAATTTCTCATTGATGACTGTGGTAAAATCTTCGTAGCTGTCGCCCGACACCATTTCGTGGTGTCGCATATTCGAGAGCTTGGTGATCTGTGCTAACTGGTCCGCCAGTCGCTTGGAGAATCGAGTGCGCTTGTCCTCTTCGTTGTGCTTCCAGGAACGGTAATACTCCACGATTGCCGGGCTTGGAGCCAGGTCGCAGGTCACATTCTTTGTTCGTGACAAGCTGATAATGGTGCTATCCAACAATTCAAAGGGCTGCCAGGGTAGCAGCAGGAACCCCAGGTCACCATGTATCGCACGATTTGACAACACGACTGCGGGCAAGTTCACCACAAGGAAGTCGGACCCCTCAGAGGGTGAGACGTCGAACACGTCCGCAATGATGAGGTCACCATTCGTGAGCATGAACATGCATATGTTATCCTGTGGCGGCATTGGGTCCTTTCAGATCGATCAAGTATTGCTGAAACGAGAATTTCTCGTCATGGTAGATTTGTGTGCGGACCACAAAATGCTTGAGCAAGAAATTCTGGTGCTTGCCGATCCGTAGGTCATCCACGATATCGAATAACGTCGCCTGAGTCTTGCTGTCTGTGGTGCGGAGCCCTCGACCAATCGACTGAAGGTTGCGAATCTTGGACTTGGATGGGGCCGCAAAAATGACGTTGTGGAGATTCTTGATATTGATACCTGTGCTGAACGTCCCATAGGAAGCCACGACAATCGCATTCTCGCTGTCCTCGGTGATTTTGCGAACCGCCTCACGATCCTCGGTTTCGACGCCCCCATGCACAAAAAATATCGAACGACCATCGAGGGTGTGTTCAGCAATATCCTCATAGAGTGGTCGGCCGTGTTTCTTGACCAACTGAAACAAGATCAACGTGTTGCCCTTGAGGGACAGCGCAAGGTTTCGAATGAACTTGGCGCGACCGGGATGCTGCACGACGGCCTCATACTCCTCAGGGTATGTGGATTTCCTCAATTGGCTGCAGACCTCTTTGGGATACTTGAGCACCAGGCACTTGATACTGAGATTGGCGAGGTGTCCTGCTGTCATAAGTTCCTTTGTCGTGACAGACTGGGACATGGGACCGAAGTGCCCTTCCAGTACCAACTTGTGGACCTTTGCGCCATCCAGCGTTCCCGTTGTGCCGATACGCACGTCAGCATTGGTCAGGTTCGACATAATCTCAGTCAACGATTTCGCCTTGAACTGGTGCGCCTCGTCGCCAATCACAAAATCAAACTGCTTGAGGTACTCTGGACCTTGACGGTGGAGCGATTGCCACGTTGAGATTGTCAAAAAATGACCGGTGTGCTTCTCTTTGCCCGAATAGATGCGATGCACATACCTGTCAGAGTCCCACCCATAGTCCCTGAAGTCACCAAACAGTTGCTCAACCAGAGAAGTCGTCGGGACAATCACCAACCCCTTGAGGTGTGTGAGGTGTAGGTATCGCACGATGAGATAGATGATGAGCGACTTGCCCGATGCTGTTGGGCTGACGATAAGCTGTCGCCGATTGCGAATGCTCTTCATGAAGGCGTCGATCTGGTAGTCTCTGGGCACATGGGGTAGCTTGAGAGAATCCGCGAATGTCTGAGCCTCTAGCAACGAAAAGCTGGTCGTCAAGAGGATCGCCTCGTCAATCACAAGTTTATATTGTCGCTCTTCAGCAAAGGTCTTGAGGTAACCTACCAGTCCACCTGGAACCGTGTGGGTCTGGAGGTTCGCCAGGTGCATCTTACCGTCCCAGAATTTCTTCTTGAACGCGGGCATGTATTGGAACCCGGGTACATAGAACGAAAAGAAGTCCCAAATTTCCTGTGCGACCCCACGTTCGCAATCAAACTTGACGAAGGACTCGTTCAGTTTGGTCAGCGTGATCTGTTCCATGTCACATCCCGACAGCAAATCCTTCAGAGACCATCTGTTGATTCACGTTAAGACTGCCGGCTCCGTAGAGGACTCCCAACACTCTTCCATACTTTTCAAACTCTTTGTTGAGTGTGGTTCTAATGATGAGCGGTGCCACAAGTAACTCAGTCAGGCGCGCCTTGGACGCGGGGCCCTCCAGTGTTCTCAATTCAGGCGCATTGATACCTGCCAAGCGCACCTTGGCAATAAAGTGTAGGTTAAACCCCAAGTCAATGTCTGCTTCAATAGTGTCTCCGTCAATGACACGCAACACTTTCGCGTTATATTCCCACATAGTCGCTCCTTTGTGTTAGTGTGAACCTTGAATATACATTTCCCACCGGATAATGTCCTTGAGTTGATACGTGCGGTTTCCCAGTTCTTTGAGAATGGATTCACAGAGGCTCACGATTTCCTCGTGGACATGAAGCACCTGTTTGGCATTCGAGAGGTCCTTGTCGGCATCCATATAGGTTGCCAGGTCGCCTTTGAGCGTGTAGGGAAACTGTGACCACCCATACTTATCGAGGGTGTCCTTGTCCAAGCGGCCAGCATAGTATTCATACTTCAGTCGTCGCAGTTTGGCCGCTTTTCGTTCACCCTCCTGCAGGGCTCTTCGGTTTGTCGAGAGTATCAGGAGGTACTTAGAATGGAGGGAGCCGATTTTTTGAAGTTCCGCTGAAGGCTCAAGACGGTTCATAGCAGAATCTTTAGTCCATTCAGTCAGCAACGCATCGACCTGTGTGTTTGAAGGGTTTTTTGTGTCACAAATCATAACGATAATTATAACAGAGATTCAGAGAGTTGTCAACAGTTTTCTATCTCATACAGGTCAAATCGGAATGTGGCATCAGCGGTCACAGGATCATCGGGTGTGCTGGTAGCCGAGAACAGCACGTCGGTAAGGTTGATGGGAAAGCAGTTCAAATACTTGACACGAATCTGTGGGTTCTGTTTGGAGTCCAGGATCGTCAGGGTGGCATCGGAGAATTGTGGGGTCACGGCTCCAAAGACCGCCGGGCGCTTGTCGAGGTTGCGGTACTCGGTAAAGTCTTTGGGAAACGTCAGCCCGCGCATCCAGGTATAGACCTCTTTCCAACCGAACAGGTCCTCGTCCACCAGAAAGGTAAACGAAAAGGGGTTGATAATCAGCTTGTCGCCCGGCGAATAGAGGTCGATAAACGGTGTCTGTCTCGGAGCCTCACCAATAGACATTCCAGGTAGGTTCGCTGACTGCACCCAGTATTCGACGTTCGGGAGCGACACAAAGGTCACCACAAACTTGTTGGGGTGCATGAGGTTTGGATTCGCGGGTGTGTGGGGCACGCCAGGTATTGCCATGTTATAGATTTTCCTTTATGATGGGTTCGTTGGTATCGGTGCAGTAGGTATACATGGTCTTATCTTTGGGGTACGATAGTCGCATCTCACCCAGGATTCGGTTGGCCTCCGATTCACATTCTTCCATGGTCGCATAGTCCGGCCCGAATTGGTTGACCAGGTGGTGCTCCATTTTGCTGGTGGACACCGCCCCGATGCCGGTAGGAATGAGTGCGAGCCAGAGGAAGAAATGAAGCACCATGAAACTCCTTCGGGGATACCCCCAGAACGACCAGAACGGGCTTATAGGCAGACTTTGGAGTGAGAGTGACACTGAGTATAGACTATTTAGGAGAGAATGTCAAGACAAAAAAGGGGGTCCCTTGTGAGGACCCCCAATCTTTGCTGCGTTATCTGGTTGTGCCAGAGTAACTTAGGCGATGTTCGCTACCTTGAATGCGCGGTAGTAAACATTGGTACGTGCGTTGAGCGCACCCAAGCCCTGAGTCAACCCTTCAGCGAATGGGTTGGCGACAAGCCCGTAGCGGGTCTTGAAACCAATCTTCGGCTGGAAGGTGTTGGTGTCGATGGCGCGGACCATCTGGAGAGGAACGTATGGGCAGTAGAACAGTCCTGCGTCATAGGCGTTCGATCCCTTGTATCCGACAACCACAAACTCTTGTGACTGGGCGGCTGGGAAGTAAGGGTCAATAAAGACCTTGAAGCGACCCAAGAGCATACCTGCGTAGGTGTTGCCTGTGTCGTCAACATTGAGGTTCACATTTCCGGCAACTGCGCCGGCATAGTCAAGCAATCCTGCGAGCGCGAAGGCTGATGCGACATCTGACGAGCAGATGACCACGTTGCCCTTGCCACGACGAGTTTGCTTGGCGATGGTGTTCGCTTCACGCTCAAGCTGGAAGCCCAAGCCCTTGATCTTTTCCACCATCCAACGTCCGTTGGAGTCAGTGTCGAGGTCGAAGGTTCCGACCGCGGTGGTGCCGACGGCGCAACCCACGCGAGCAATGTGATAGATGGAGCGAACGACTTCACGGTTGATTTCTGAGAGCACTTCCGCTGAGAGGATGTTCGACAACTCGGTCTCTGCATCCAATCCGTGAACTGCCTTCAAGTCCTGTGCGAGTTCAAGACTGTATTCAGCCTTCAATGCACGGGTGACTGCAGTAACGGTGACTTTCTCGATTGAGAAGGCCATTTCTTGGAATGCGTTGTTGCCCGAGGCACCCAAACCTTCTGCTGCGGCCGTTGCCATACCCACTCCAGGATTCACTGGTGTCTGGAAGACCACCGTGGTGTTACCTGATGCGGTGAGTGTCAAGGCTGTCTGGGCTGCTTGTGCGCCGGACCAACCTGTGTTGGCTTCGTTGTAGAATGCTTCTTCTTGGCGACCCAACGTTGCGTTGGCATAAACGGTACGCATGGCGAAGATCAATCCCGTAGGACCGGTCATCGGCTGAACACCGCAAATGTCATAGGCAATGAGATTCGGGAGTGAACGACGAACCAACGAGATGAGGATGGGGTCATATCCCGCCATCGGTCCCGCTGCGGCTGCCGCACCCGTCAAACCACCGCCCGTTGCGTTGATTGGGGCTGCTTCGTTGAGCATTTTGGACTCCGCCTTGAGGGCGACTTCCATATTCTCCAGTACGACCGCGGTGACCGCGCGTCGGTACTTGTCACTGATCTTAGGCAAACCCTCGTGGTCGAGGACTGATGCCCATTTCTTTTCGAGGTTTTCTGATAAAAACATTGTCGTACTCCTTCGTGAAGGTGATTTTACTTGTTCGTTCGGCTCAATGCTGCTGCGACTGCGGCAACTCCAGCCTCAGAAACGACCTTTGGCTTATCTTCTGCCAATGGCTCCTGAGCTTCGGTCAACACTTTCGCATCGATCTTCTTTCCGGCTGCTGTCGGAAAGTAGTTCTCTCGGATTGTGGTCAACTTCCCCTTGTAATCACCTTCTGCGGTGAGTTCAACACTCTCTGCGAGTGAGCGAACTTTCTCAATTTGGGTCTGTGTCAATCCCTCACAGACACCCTGGAGAATTTCGACTTTCTTGGATTCGCCAAGCTGCTTCTTCAATTCAACACTCTTGGCGACTTCTTCGTTCAATGATCCGGTCAACTCTTCGATCTTGGTGGCCAATTCGTCAACGAGGTCAACTTTCTCGGCTGGAATGTCAATGTAGTGCTCGGTGAACAAGTCACGGAGACCACCAATGAATTCCTCGGTGAGTTCGGAACGGAGTCCCTTTTCGATGGCCAATTCGTTCTGCTTCATCCACTCTTCCACAACGTAGTCGAGATAGTCATTGACTTGCTCGGTTAGGTTGTCGCGTACTTCGATGACAGCGGCTTCAAACTTTTCGGCATATTCGGCATCGAGTGATTCGGCAATACTTTGAATCTTGTCGGACACGCGAGCTTCGTAAATAGTACCGATCTTGGTCGAGAATTCTTTTGGCAAACCTGTTTCTGATGCGAGAATCGCCGCGACGTCCTCAGAGATGGACTTTTTCCACTCTTCGGTCAGGTCACCCTTTTCCAATCCTGCATGAACGCGGCTCTCAATTTCCTCTTCCTCGTCAGTTGATTCATCTAGATCGCTAGGGTCAATGACTGGGGCATCAGAACCCGCGAGTTTCTTGAGGGGGTCCTTGGTGCTTGAGTCGGGCTGCTTGCCTGGAGGAGTGGCTTCTTTTGCATGAGGGTCGAGTTTTTCATCGCTGTGCTTGGTCGGTGTGTCGCCACCAAGGTCCTGCACTTCACCTTCTGCCTTGTGCATCTCTTCACGAGGTGCCGAGGACAAACTGCCTTTGAGGATTTCGGCTGCGGCTTCCATAAGATTCTTCATTGGGTAACTCCTTGTTGTGTGCGTGATGACTATTTATAATACTTGATACCTGTCTCTGTCTATTTTCGCCCTGTCTTGGTGATGCCGTCCATGAAGTCTGAAAAGAGCTTGGCGGCCGTCTCGTGTAGCTGTCTGGTGGTGAATTTTGGGAGGGCCTCATAGAGTTGTTCGACCTGTTTTTCCACCCAGGTACCCTTGGCGGCCTCAAATACCCACTCACGACCCTCCATGATCCCGGCTACGAAGGCATCGGGGGCTGAGGGGTCTGCTACAATGTCGGCCGCTGTGGCCAACTGAAAGTCGTCCTGAACCAGGTTGACACCATTGGGACCAGCGACCAGGGACCCTAGGCCACGGGTGCTGACCGCAATCTTGGCGCCCTCTTCCAGCAAAGACTCAACGATTTTCCCATAGGGGGTTGTCAGAATCTTAGCTTTACCGTAGAAGTCCTTGCCATCGGCCCTGAGTTCCTTGATCAGGTGCGACACACGTTCCAGGTTGATCGTTGGGGTATCAGGGTGCCCCAGTTCACCGAACGCACGGTTTTCCTTGATATAGGTCTTGGTGTACCGTTCGATTTCACGGTTCATCGACTCAAAGCAATACTGTCTGCGGTTCTTGTTCGGCTTCTCGGTCTGGATGAAGATACCTTCGATGTAGAAGGATTTCTTTCCAGAATGCTTATCCGATTCCGTTAAGACCTTAACGTTTTCCAAGCACTCTCTAATCAGTTTCATTGTTGCTCCCTTACCAGAGTTGCATATCGGGCACGTTATAGGTGGCATCTTTTCTGATGGTCAGCATTCCGGTTCCTCCACCCGCCAAGGCAACTGTGATAGTCCCGTTAGCTGTGTTGGCAATAGCGTGTTCGTCATGCTTCCATTCACCCGTTCCATAGAGTGTGGCTACCACAACAGAACCGCGTGTTATTGTCAAAGTGCCAGTTGTTTGAAGCAGGGAATATTTCATTGATGTGATAACAAGACTGTTGACATTCTCAAGAGCTTGGTTCGCACTAAAGGCAGTCAAAGCCAGAGCACCTGTGGTATCCACCCCAGTGATTCTGATGGTGGATGGTCCTTTGAGTGTATTTTTAAGTTCGTATGACATTGTTATCCCCTTATTTTTGGTCTGCCCGGCTTTGGTTTTCCGATTTGAGAAAGACTCAATTTTCTCTTGTGTTCTTCCGTCTTTGAATATTTATTCTTTCCCATCGCTGCTATACTAAGATTGCGCTTATGTTCTTCGGATAGGGGTCGCCCCTTTACAGGACTTGGTTTCCCCAATCTACCATTACCCTTCAACCTGTGAGTCGCGCTCATTTTAGCTCTGGTTTCATCGGAGTGAACCCAAATTCCATTCGCACCCTTCTTATTATTATATTCTGGTTTCCACATTCCAATGTAATAGGGCTCCTCAACCTTCAGACCCCATTCACTGTCACTTCCCTGTTTCAAAACTTCAAAAGAGAAATTCTCAACTCCATGTTTACTCATGGATTGATGTAAAAAAGAAGTTGATTCTTTTTTCGATGCGCTACAATGTTCAAGAAATCGTTGTTTTGGATTTTCCTTTGTTGTAAATCCAATATAAAATTTACCCGTTATTTCGTTCTTTATCTTATAAATTGTGAACATCAGCGAATCCCCAGGGCCTTGCGCTTCCTGAGACTCAACTTCCTCTTTCTCAATGTTTGCTGCATGTGCGCCTTGCGCTTCCGGCTCGCTCGCTTCTGCACGATCCTCATGTGGATTCTTCGCGCCACAGGTATCCGAGTAATCTTACCACGGCGAACCGTGTACCCTTTGACGGCCGAACGACGAATGTTGCGCT